TTCTTGGAGAACGGCACGAGAGCGTTAACCGATGGATCGATGAGTTGTTTCGCCAGTTCGGCCCCCGGCATCGGCCGTACAGGCACCATTGGCGGGGCGTGCGGGACGCGAAAGAGAAGTTCGGAGAAGAGGGCGCGAAGGCTGCGATTGTCCACATCGTCAGGGATTGCGGCGATGTGCCGACCGCCCGGAGCTACGAGGAAACGGTTTTGGGAATGGTGGTCGCCCCGGAGTTCTTACTGGGCAGCGCAACGGAACAGGCGCAAGAGAATTTCCGACAGGCCGTAGAGAAGGCGTTGGAGAAGGGCCGTCGAGACGGGATTTTGGCGGGTAGCTCAGTGGCAGAGCAGACGCTCGATAAGCGTCAGGCCGTGGGTTCGACTCCCACTCCGCCAACCAAGTTTGAGCAGCACGAAGAGCCAGACTTCAGGGGAATGAATGGCGTTTGCTGCCAGTAGATTTGCTGCCTTAGCTCAGTGGTAGAGCACCGCATTGGTAATGCGGAGATGACAGTTCGATCCTGTCAGGTAGCTCCAGTTTAGTGCCCGCGTCATCCAATGGGAGGATGCTCCCTTGATAGGGGAGTCATGGTTTTGGGTTCAAGTCCCCCCGCGGGCACCAAGAACTTGCAGGTGTAGCTCAGTTGGTAGAGCGCCGCCTTCGTAACGCGGAGGTCGTCGGTTCGATGCCGACCACCTGCTCCAGATTTGCCAGAGGGACTTGCGTCCGCGTCCCGTAAAAAGAGGGTTCCATCAACCCCGCCGCTGGCAGACGATTTAGGAGACGATGATGAAGATCGGCAGGATGTGGGTATGCTTTCCCGATGGAGACCGCATCATCGTAGACCGGGAAAAGGACTTGGAGAAGTACGATCTTTCCAAGGCGAGCGGCATTGAAGCGGTCGTGAGCTTCAGCGTCGAAGAGTTCAATGCGCTCCGAGAAAAGATTCGCACGGGTAGCATAAGGTAATGCCCCTGTTCTGTAAACAGGAAGATGTCGGTTCAAGCCCGACCCCGTGCTCCAGTTTATTCCGAGGTCGTCTAATCGGTAGGACGCGGGCCTTTGGAGCCCGCTATAGAGGTTCGAGTCCTCTCCTCGGAGCCAAGATTGGGCGGTAGTGGAATCGGGAACACGCCGGGCTTTGAACCCGGAGACGCTTAGAACGCTTAGTGAAGGTTCGAATCCTTCCCGCCCAGCCAACTTTCAAGCCAGTCCTAGTACACACCCGGAGGCCCAGTCCTAGTACATAAAAAAGTTACAAGGGCCCATGAATTTTGTGCTCGGGCCGTGCTATGATCTCTTTGTGGACAAAAATTTGCCACAGAGGAGATTTCCGAAAATGAATATCAGTTTGAAAGTGCTGGGCCTCATGCTCATCACACTGTTTATCCTGTGCAACCCTGTTTTTGCGTGCAATACCAACTGCCCGACTGGTCAGCATTGGGTTTGGACGAATCAGGCCAAGGACTTGGGTTCCTGCCAGCCCGATCCGACGCCGACTCCGACGCCGACTCCGGGAAACAACACGAACACAAATACCAACAACAATTCCAACCAGCAATCTCAGAGCCAATCGCAAGGTCAGCAGCAGGGACAGACTGCGAACGGCGGCGCTGGCGGTTCATCCAACGCTACTGGCGGCTCGGCGACGGGCGGCACGGGCGGCAGCGTGCTCGGTTCCGGCAATTCGTCTTCTTCGTCCGGCGTGAACGGCTCTGGAAATTCTGCGAACAATAACAACAACACCGCGAAGGGCGGCACCGGAATCGGCATCGGCGGCTCCACGGGTCCGATCAGTGTGGCACCCGTTACTACCAATACGAATACCGCAAACGGCGGCGCTGGCGGTCAAGGCGGAGCGGGTGGTCAAGGCGGCGCTGGCGGCAGCGTGAGCGGCTCCGGCAATTCCAATCAGTCCCAATCCAACTCCTCAACGAACGCCAACAATTCCTCGGCAAGCGCCACAGGCAATGGCGACAACTCGAACAATTACAGTAACACCACCAACGTTGCGGCCCCGAAAATCCCGGTCGCCACGGCGTACGCCCCGACCGCGATTGCAACCGCGAATTGCGCCCTCGGCTACAGCGGCGGCGGTCAAGGCATGCTTGCTGGTGCGACGGGAATGTTCACCCGCATCGACAAGACCTGCCAGCAGCTTGAAGTCGCTCGCAATTTTGGTATCGGCGGTGCCCGCCTCGCTTATTGCAAGGTAATGATCAGCACCAAATGGGCAAAGAAGGCCGGTGTTACACTTGAAGATTGTTTGTACGAGCCCCCGGCTCCCGCCCCCGTGGTTGTCGAGAAGCGGGTGGAAGTCCCGGTCGTGAAGGAAGTTCAAGTCATCAAGGAAGTTCCGGTGGAGAAGGTTGTCTACCAGCCGTCGCCCTTCGAGAACCAACTGGTCGGCATCTGCACCTTTGCGTCCCAGTTCGTCTGCAAGCTGCCCGGCAGCCCGCTCCGTGTCACCACCATTTGCGACCAGATGCTTCGGCAGGCCTCCGAACTGGTCCGCGCCCATCCCGGTACGATCATCAAGCTGATCGGCAACGAGAATGACTCGGAGAAGGAATACAACTCTATGTACGCCCTCGCCCGCGCCAAGAACATCGAGCGCCAGCTTATCGGCATCGGCGTCAGCAAAGACCTGATCGTCTCCACCACGGGCAACACTGGCGACCGCACCGTCGAAGTGTGGGTCGTCCTCAAGTAAGCCCAACCTAGGCCTAGAAAAAGAAGCCTCGGCCTAAAAAACCGAGGCTTTTTTATTGTTGCACTCCTGTTTTGTTTGGTATTTAATAGAGTGGTGGAGTGAAATTCCAAGACTTCTAGCACCCCAATTCAAATCGGAGGAAACAAAAATATCTATGCCTGACATTCAGGGTCAACTTGTGTTGGCGCAGAATCAGCACGCATTCATTCAGGACTCGACCAAGGGCACCGTGCAGGTCTACGCAGGTCCGCACGCGTTGGCGCTTTCTGGCAACGACCGCCCAGTCGTGTACGACCCCAAGAAAGACGAGTTCGTTCAGGTTACGCTGAACCAAGCGATCACCCAGAACCCATTGGTCCCCGAGGGGCACTACCTGATCCTCGAAAATCCCGTCACCGACCGCACCAATGAAACGAAGCCGCTTTTGTTCCCGAAGCAGGGCGCGAACAGCCCGATCACGTTGGATGTCGGGCGCAAGATCAACATCCCCGGTCCCACGACATTTCCCTTGTGGCCCGGCCAAGTAGCTCAGGTTGTTTCTGGGCACCATCTCCGTTCGAACCAGTATCTCGTCGTGCGGGTGTACAATGCTGATCAAGCCAATGCCAACCGTCCGGATTTTCTCAAGACTGCAACCGCCGATAAGGCGGACGCAGCCCTGACTCCCGGACAGCAGCTTGTGATCAAGGGCACTGAGGTCAGCTTCTTCATTCCGCCGACTGGGTTCGAGGTGCTGGTGGAAGGCGAAGCGAACGGTTATGTGCGCGAGGCACTGACGCTCGAACGGCTGGAATACTGCATTCTGCTTGACGAAGATGGCAGTAAGCGGTACGAGGTTGGGCCGAACGTCGTGTTCCCCGAAGCCACCGAGCGTTTCATCATCAAGGACGGCAACAAGAAGTTCAAGGCCATCGAACTCAATGACCAGATGGGGTTGTACATCAAGGTCATTGCCGACTACACGGAAGCGGACGGCACCACCAAGCGCCATGTCGGGGACGAACTCTTCATCACGGGCAAGGAGCAGCGCATCTACTACCCGCGCCCGGAGCATGCGTTGATCGAATATGACGACCCCAACAAGGGCGGCTTTAAGCGCCAGCGTTACTACGGGATCACCATCCCGAAGGGCGAAGGGCGTTACGTCCTTGACAAGATTGCAGGCGACATCCAACAGGAAGTCGGGCCGCGGATTTTCCTGCCCAATCCCATCTTCCAAGTCATCGTCCGCCGCGTGCTGGACGACAAGACTGTCAACCTGTGGTACCCGAACAATACCGAAGCCATTGCGTTCAACCAACAGCTTCGTGCGTTGACGAGCGAATCCACGGGCTATCTCGATGACACCGTTGTGCTGGCGGCTGCGGCTGACATCACCCGCGGAATGAACCGCGGTCTGGAAAAGAGCGTCAAGCTGACTGGCTCCTTCGAGGGCGACACGCTCAAGCGTGGCACCAGATTCACTCCTCCCCCATCGTTGACCCTGAACACCAAGTACGACGGCGTCCCGAGCATTAACGTGTGGACGGGCTATGCAGTGCAGGTCGTTGACAAGGCCGGGAACCGCCGTGTGGTGGTTGGTCCGGCGACGATCCTGCTTGAGTACGACGAGACGCTCGAAATCCTCGAACTCAGCACGGGCAAGCCGAAGACGACCGACAAGCTCTACCGGGACGTTTACCTCCGGGTGGACAACAACCTCGTATCGGACATCGTCCGCATTGAGACGAAAGACCTCGTGAACGTGGACCTCAAGTTGAGCTACCGCGTGAACTTCCTCCGCGAAAACCAAGACAAGTGGTTCTCCGTCGAGAACTACGTCAAGTACCTCTGTGACCACCTCCGTTCCATGCTAAAGGGCACGCTCAAGAAGCAGAATGTGAAGGAAATCATGGAGAACTCCGCCGCCCTCATCCGGGACGTTATCCTTGGTGCCAAGGTCGGTACCGAGCCCCGCAAGCGGTTCTTCGCCGAAAACGGCATGGAAGTCTACGACGTTGAAGTGCTGGGCGTCGATATCGCGGATGCCAAGATTGCCCTGTTGCTGAAGGATGCGCAGACGAAGGCCGTCGAGTCGGCAATCACCCTGTCGGCGGACGAGCAGGCCCTCATCACTACCCGCCGCCGCACGGAAATCCAGACGGAAATCGCCGACCTGACAACGGGCGTCGAACTGCACAAGCAGACGAACGCACAGAAGGTCACCAAGGCGGAAGCCGAGACCTCGATGGCGGAAATTCAGTTCGAGATCGAGGAAGCAATTGCCCGATCCAACGCCGAAGTCACGGCGCAGGAAAACCGGAACACCGTGGCTCAGGCCGACCTCAACCGCCGCAAGGCAATTGAGGAGCAGGACTTGATCCTTCTGACCAAGCAGACGGAGTTCTTTGAGAAGCGCATGGCAGCCATTACTCCGGACCTGATTGCAGCGATGAACACTCTCGGCACCACCGAGTTTGCATCCAAGCTCGCAATTGCGATCGCGCCGCTGGCGATCAACGAGCAGTTGGGCCTCCAGACCACATTGGAACGTGTATTCAAGGACACGCCCATCGCGCCGATACTGGACAACCTCAAGACCAAGACCGCAAGGTCCGGCAAGTAACTGACGAACCCGACGATACAGTTGGGTGGCAGGCTACATCGAAGGCGGGGCTGAAAATGTCCCGCCTTTGTTTTGTTTGGAGTATTATGGTATGGAGGAACACCTATGACACGTGAACAAGCCTACGAGCTTATCAATGCCGAGCGGGTGTCTCAAGACGCCACTTGGACAAACCGCACGCAGTACAACCGCGCCGCGCCCCACATCCACGTCCTTGAGGGGCAGTTGGCGAAATTGAAGACCGACTGGTACGCTTCCGAAGATGAAGGTGATCTTCAAGCTCGCTTCGTCAAGATGGCGGCAATCGCTGTCCGTGCGCTGGAGGAGATCGACCCGGAGGCCTAATGCCGTTTGGTCGTGGTCGTTTTTACGTCAGTCCCGAGTATGAAAGGGCTTTGTGGGATAACTCTAGCTTGGCCTACAAGATTTTCACAATCGTTATCGCGGTTTTCATCTTAGTCGGGCTGGTCGTTGCTATCATCTGCGTGCCTATCGCTTTGTATAACTGCTTCTTCAGGGGAGTGTGCTAGATGGGACTGAAATTCAAAATTGAGAACGTTGAGCGCAAGCTGCTCGATCAGGTTGTCTGCGACCGCTGTGACAAGGAGATCGAGAAGGTCAGTGAGGGCGGCTGGAACCCGTTCGGCGAGCCCCACAGCGTGTACCACGAGCCCGCTTTCAAGGACTTTTTCCTGCTCCGCACAAGCTGGGGCTACTATTCCGGCAAGGACGGTGAGACGCATGAAGCTGTGATTTGCGAGCCTTGCTATGACGAGATTTTCAAGAGCGTAAAGCTCCGCATCATCAGCGACAGTCCGTTTTCCGGGGAGGAATATGACGCTGCAACTGACCCCAGCATCCTACGCGACCCACAAGGGTCTTAGGCCGTACCAAGAAGACCGTCTCTTTGTTGCCAGCACAGCCCAAGGGCTGGCTTTTGGTGTGTTCGATGGGCATGGTGGAGCGCAATGTGCCGAGACAGTTTTGGAGTCGTTTCTCTACTTGCTTGGCGACGCTGATCCCGCCAAACCAATCCTTGATACCTTGAGCGAAGCCTTCGCAGTCGTCAATGCCAAAACGCAAGATATGCATGACGGAACGACCGCTTCGATTGCTTTCATCCCGCTGTCCGCCGACGTGGTGTATGTGGCGGTGCTGGGGGATTCTCCTGTCATCGTGAAGCAGGCGGACGGATCGATTTGGGTCGCCCCCGAGCATAATGTGCGGACGAACAAGGCGGAGGCCGAGGCAGCAAAACAACGGGGCGGCGCGGTTGTAGGCGGCTATCTCGTGGCACATTGGGATGGCCCGGGCCTACAGATGGCAAGGGCCTTGGGCGATAAGGCTTTGGATAAGGTTCTGAGCCGGGTGCCGGAGATTTCCACGCAGGCTTTGGGAGTCGGCAGTTTTGTGCTAGTATGTACTGACGGCGCACTTGACCCCGGACACGAGAATGCGGAAGCCGCAGCCAAGAGCGTCGTGGAGCTTATCCAGTCGGGCGGCGACGCGCAGGCCATTGTGGATCGTGCGGTGGCTGTCCCAACGGGTGATAATGTAAGCGCCCTGCTGGTGAGAGTGGAGGCAAAGAATGAAACTTGAAACCGTACCAGTTTTTGCGAACCGAGCGCCTTGGAATGAGCTTGTCCTCCGGGGCAAACGGCGGGTAAAAACCCTGTCGTTCAACTGGAAGTACCGCGGCCCGATCCTGCTTTACACGTCCTCAAACCGCATGGACGACTGGGGGGCATACGAGTACAAATTGCGGATGAAGATGGCCGACATCCCGAAGGGTGTCATCGTCGGCTACGCCACGGTCGTAGACGTGGTGCCGCAATTCGAATTTGAACATTACGAAGTGTATCAGAAGTTCTACGACAAAGACCCGGTATTGGTCGGCACCTTGGGACAATCCCATGTGGTCATCATCCGGAACCCGAAGCGGTTCAAGAAGCCCATTCCCTACACGCCGCCGCAGGGAGCCATTCGTATTTCCCATGCGCCAGCCGCTCTTCTCCGCCGTCCGACTGTGTGAGGGCCATGGAAAGGCTAACGCGGGAGCAGGAACCCAAGCCGGGAACACGAGTCATCGCCATAAGCCACGCGGAGGGGGACACCCTCTATATCTTTGGCTACGGCGTGTACGAAGGGTATTTCATTCCGCCGATTGTCAATTTCGAAGAGGAACTCAAACTCTGGAAGGCCGAACTCAAGAGAGCCCACGAGATATTCCCATCCCTGCCCAACCCACCGGATTCTGAAATTCGCCAGTTTGTCGAGAAAACAGTCAGCAATCCTCGCATCAAGCTTGACAACGGCAAGACCGTCTGGGGCTACGAGTGCTGGTGGAGCAACGTGGAAGACATTGATTCCGTCGATGAGATGCTGGACAAGAAGATTGTCGAAATCGACATCGACGCGGAGCGCAAGAAACACATCAACTGAGCCCCCTCAGTATTTATATTCATGCAGTTAAACGAAGAACAGACAGCGGCGGTGGAGCATCCGCTGGACAAACCAGCCTGCCTCATAGCCGGGGCGGGGTCGGGCAAGACCCGTGTCCTCACGGAGCGGGTGCGCTGGCTCATGGACAGCGGTGTGGCTCCCAACCGCATCTGCGCAGTCACATTTACGAATAAAGCGGCGAACGAGATGGCACGTCGTTTGAATTTGGAAGAGTACGCGACTCATAATGTTCCTCGCATTTCCACTATTCACTCGCTCGCCCTCAGCGGCATTCGCAAGAACCCTAAAGGATTCGGGCTGAAGGACAAGGTCACTCCGCTCGACGACTATGACCAGAAGCAGATGATGAAGAAAATCATTGACCGCCATAAATTCGAAGACGATACCACATCCATGATGTTCCAAGTGCTGGACAAAATTTCGTTCCACCGGGCTCGGGGCGTAGGCTTCCGCAAGGAGTACACGGACAACGTGCACGAGCAGGCGCTAAAGATGCACGCCGGGTACCACGCCATGGACGAGACGGAACTGGAGCTTTGGGAGGAGTTCGAAATTGAGAAGCAAAAAAATTCGGTCGTAGATTTCGACGACATGATTCACTTATGCGTCCGCCGCATGCGTACGGACGAGCGTTGGCTGGCGGTCTTGCACAGGCAGTTTGACCACGTTTTGATGGATGAGGTGCAGGACACGAATCAGTGTCATCCACCGGGCACGTTGGTTCGGAAATATATCGGCTATAAAAATCGTAAGGCTTTGACTTTCGAAGTTCCCATCGAACAATTGAAAGCCGGGGATATGGTTGTCGCATGGCGGCGACGATGGGGCAAGCTCACTGCTAAAGGCTCCCCAGTCAAGGTAGGTAAGCGTTGGTATGAAGGCGACTTGATTGAAGTGACTTGTGGAGAAAACACCGTAAGAATGACGCCTGACCACAGGGTGTACGCCATGCTTAACGGTGACGGCGAGGATAGCTACGTTGTTTATCTGATGTGGCGTAAGGGGTATGGCTATCGAGTCGGACAATGTGCTCTACGGTACTGTCAAGACACAAAGCATAAGTCGCTTGGCGGTGTAGGAGCGAGGTTTGTAGAAGAAAAGGCGAACAGGGGTTGGATACTCCGTGTTTGTAAAACAAAGCAAGAATCCCGTGCATGGGAACAAATCATTTCCTGTAGGTACGGGATTCCAACAACTCAATTCGAGCCCTCAAACGGGGAACAGCATCAAAAATATATTACCACAGTTTTTGCAAATGTGGCTGGTCGTGGGGAAGAGTGTTTAGTTGATTGCAAATTTTTGGCCGCGTATCCCTTGTTTTTACGAGAGACAGATGGCAAACGCAAATTGCCATCGAAGAGATATTTTGAAACTCGTGCTGTGAATCTTATTCCGGGATTGATGAGTCTGCCATCAACGAAGCCCAATACACAGGTGCGTATTGATGCTGTTAAACGAGTTCCCTATAGGGGGTGGGTTTATTCTCTGGACGTACAAACATGGCATACTTATGTCGCTAACGGTGTCGTGGTGAAGAATTGTCAATGGGAATTTATAAACGGGCTTTTGCATCCGGAAAACTTAAACATGTATGTAGTTGGGGATGCGAATCAATCGGTCTATGGATTTAATGGGGCCTCACCGGAACTGTTCATCAATTATTCCAAGGAATGGCGGGGAGTCGTTCCCAGCCTGTACAAGATCGCACGCAACCACCGCAGTATCCCGGAGATTGTGGACTTCGCTAATCTGATATGCAAAAAAATGACTGCCACTATTCCTATCCAAATGGAATCGTGGCGGGGGATCAACGGAGAGCATGGCGAGGTCCGCAAAATAGTTGCTGCATATCCGCAAAGCATCGCTGCAATCATAGCCCAAGAGATACAGCGGGACAGCCGCAACGGTCTGGCGTACAAGGACAATGCTCTTCTCGTCCGTGCGGGGATTCAAATCCGCGACCTTGAGAGCGAACTGATACGGCGGCGGATTCCCTATGTCGTCCGCGGCGGGCGGGGTTTGCTGACCACGGAGGAGATCAGGGACATCATGGCGTACATGCGCTTGGCCGCCAACCACAAGGATTTCATGGCGCTCGTCCGGGCGGCGGGCGCACCGAAGTGCGGCGTAGGGGAGGCAACCCTTGAGAAAATCCGCCAACAGGCGAACGAGAAGTACGACGGGGACCTGATCCAAGCCGCCCGCGAGCAACGCAAGCTCGGTATGTTCTGCGACACCATTGAGCATGTATCTTTGTTCAAGGATTCCCCCATCGCCGCTGTCGAGAAGGTCGTGGCGATGAGCAACTACAAGGAGTACGTTCGGCAAAAATACAAGAAGGAACCCGGCAGGGTGCAGAGCAAGCTGGAGAACATCGAACGGTTCAACATGATGATAATCATGCTGGTGCAGGAAGGGAACATGAGCCTCGACGACCTGATCTTCAACCTCACGCTCGACCGCCCGAAGGGGGACGAGGCCGAGGAGCGGGAGGCGGTCCTGAAGGCCTATGACGAGGGCAAGATTACCAAGGACGAACTGGACGCCAAGATCAAGGTGCTCGACCAAGGTTCCGTGACCATCACCACGATCCACTCGGCCAAGGGACTTGAATGGAAGCGGGTCTACGTCACTAACTTGTACGAGGGCTCCCTGCCTCACAAGTTCTCCCTCGGCTCCGACGAGGAGATCGAGGAGGAGCGGAGGCTGTTCTATGTGGCCTGTACACGGGCTCGGGACTCGCTGGTCTTGTGCGTGCCGGAGCGCCAATTACAGCGCAGCCAAGACGGCACCGCCAAAGAGACTAGGCTGATGCCGTCAAGATTCTTGCTTGAGATTGGGGCCTAGTTGGGGTATACTTGGACGTGAAAGAGGTGCAAAATGGCGAAGCGCAAGAAGGGTATTCCGATTACCGCAATGGAGTTTGTGGGCGCTCAGATGGCGAACTTCCTGTACGCCATCGCAGACGAGCCATCGACACCTCAGGAATACCGGGTGAGGGCCAAAAAGCTACAGACGAGATGGGACTCGGTTTCCCGCCTTGTGCTCAATAACCCCATCGTGATGGCGGAACTGGAAGAGAAACTCTTCCCGGAGGGCAAATGAAAGCCACCGCAATCGTCGTCTGCTGCATGGCTCTGATTCTTCTTCTGACGCTTTGGCTCCTCAGCCACGCCTTCATTCTTATCCGCCTGCTTCCGATCCTTGTTTTTCTGGCGCTTGTGTTCTCAATTCTCGTCCTCGTTTGGGTTATCATTAAAGTGCGGAGAAAATTATGAGCAAGCTGCCGGATTCTCTTGCGCCTCTCGCCGCTGCATTCCAAGCGGTAACGGGAATCCCCATGGACGAGGCGATAGACGCCCACATCGAGGGGAAGGGAGACGAACTGCTGCACCGGATCGCAGAGAACGCCCGGCAGCAGAAGGACACGCTGGCTGAGGCTGTGAAGGAACTGGAAGAGGGACTCAAGAACGACTTGTCTTCCGAGCAAATAGCGCAGGCGTTGCGGGCCGCACCGACGCTAGAAGCAGACTTGCGGGCGGGAAAATTACACTCTTTTGAGGAAGTGTTCCCAGATGAGGACAAGCCATGAAACGGGTCAAATCCGTTCTACGCGGAGAGTTTCGCATTAGCGAAGACCAAGAACTCTACCAATCCGTGGAGAAAGGCTTCCTACATCAGATGGTTCTCGCTGTACCAAAGAAGTTCAAACCCAAAGACCGGGTGTGTGTGACTATCGAGTTGTTGGAGCGTGATGCTGCTCGGCGTAAGGACAAGCCATGAAACCATCATACGGAGTCGTCGTTGGACGATTTCAGGTGAACGATCTGCATGATGGACACATGGAACTGTTCCGCCAAGTTCGCGCCCGCCACAACGCCGTGATCGTATTCATCGGGATTAACCCCGGCGGGCTGAGCCAAAACGACCCGCTGGATTACGCCACCCGCCGCGCAATGATCCAAACGAAATTCCCCGACTTTATCGTGCTGCCGTTGCAGGATACTCGCACCGACGAGGAATGGAGCCGCACACTGGACGCCACCATCGCCTCCGTCATTGGTCCGGGCACCGCCACATTGTACGGCGGGCGCAATTCGTTCGTGCCGCACTACTCGGGGAAGCTCGAACCCGTGGAGCTTGCTTTGCCCCCCGAGACCCAGAAAGTCAGCGGCACGGACATCCGCAACGAGTTCTCCAACAAAGTCATCGAATCGCCGGAATTCCGTGCCGGGCTGATCTATGCCATGTACCACCGCTGGCCCGAAATTCTTCCCTGCGTGGACATCGCCATATTCAGCGACGACGAATCCGAATTGCTTCTTGGGCAAAAACCGGGCGAATCCGAGTGGCGCTTCATTGGCGGCCACTACGAAAAGAAGCACGGCACCTACGAGGCGGCTGCCCGCGCCGAAGCCATGGAAGAGACGGGTCTTGACCTGACCTCACTTATATACATGGGTTCTTCCAACATTGATGACTGGCGCTACAACGCCAGCCCCGACCACGCGATCGCCACCGCCTTCTTCAAGGGCTGTGCGAGGACTAAGGGAGCGAAGGCAAAGGACGACATCGCCCAAGTTCGGTGGTTCAAGTTTGATCAACTCACCGAGAACACTTTCGTGCCAGAGCACCGGGTTCTGTTTGCAATCCTGAAAGGAAAGGTTGTCAAGTATGCCACAAGCACTGCGGTTTAACCCGATCTTCGAGACAACCGACAGCTACAAGCACACACACTGGTGGCAGTATCCTCCGGACGCCCGGTTTGTGTATTCGTACCTCCAGTCCCGCGGCGGCTTCTGGAAGCACACGATGTTTTTCGGGCTTCAATACATTCTCAAGTCCTGTTTCGTGGGCAAGGTCTTCACCAAGGCCGATATTGACGAGGCGGTTGCCCTGTCCGCCGCGCACTTCGGAACTGACAAGGTGTTCAACTACAAGGGCTGGACCCGGCTGCTTGAAAAGCATGACGGCAAGCTGCCCCTTAGGATCAGGGCGGTCCCGGAAGGCACGGTCGTGCAGACGCACAACGCCCTCATGACCATGCAGAACACGGACGAGGAGTTCCCGTGGCTCACCAACTGGGCGGAGACTTTGCTCCTCCAAGTCTGGTACCCCATCACGGTCGGCACGCTCTCCTTTGAGATCAAGCAGGCCATCGGCAAAGACCTTGTCCGCACTGGCGATCCGAGCCTCCTGCCGTTCAAGCTGCACGACTTCGGCTACCGCGGGGTCTCGTCCCGAGAGACGGCGGCTATCGGCGGCGCAGCGCATCTGGTGAATTTCCTTGGCACTGATACGCTGGCGGCGATCCCGATGCTGCGGCAGTTCTATGGCGCTACAGTGATGCCCGGCTATTCTATTGCTGCGATGGAGCACTCCACGGTCTGCTCGTGGGGCAAGGAGCATGAGGCGGAAGCGTACCGCAACCAGATTCGCAAGAGCCCTACGCCCCTCGTAGCGTGCGTCATTGACTCTTATGACACCCACAACGCCGTCGAGAACATCTTCGGCGGGGAGCTTCGGGAGGAAATCCTCCGGCGCAATGGCACAGTGGTGCTCCGCCCGGACTCCGGCGACCCCTGCGTCGTGATCGAGGACATCTTCAATTCCGTCGCCGAGAAGTTCGGCTTTGAGGCCAACGCCAAGGGCTGGAAGGTGCTGCCCAAACAAGTCCGCGTCATACAGGGCGACGGCGTGAACTACCAGAATATCCTGAGGATCAACTCGCACCTGATCCGCAACGGCTGGTCAATGGACAACTGGGGCTACGGCATGGGCGGGGCGCTGCTTCAGCAGCAGAACCGCGACACCATGCGTTTTGCCATCAAGTGCAGCGCAATCGACCGTTCTGGCGTGTGGCACAACGTCTACAAGAACCCCGTGACTGACATCACCAAGGCGTCGATGGGCGGGCGCTTCAACCTGATCGACATGGGTGGGCACCGTTTCCACACCGTCGAGAGCACGGAGGAGGACGCCCTCGGCAACCAACTCAAGACCGTGTTCGAGGACGGGGAACTCAAGAAGGACTTCACGTTGGACGAGGTCCGCGAAACGGCGAAGTCCTACGACCGTTATGTTGAGGAGGCTGCTGGCGCAACCGCATGAATCCTTTCGCTATCATCAGAATCTACTCCATGTTCGGGACGATGTTGCTCTTGCCTTTTCTTTTCGTGTATGTCTATGACAGGATAAAGATGCCCGTCACTGCACGCCTCATGGCGATGTTCATGTTCTCCGGCTCGGCGGTCACGGCAGGATGGGTGATGATTGAGATGCGCAACTTGCCAGCGTTGGAGCTTTGCGGCCCCATACTTCTGATCTCCCTTGTTGGACTCTTTTTTTGGACAAAGTCTTTGGTGAAGATGGTTCCTCCATCTAACCCGAATCCGTAGGAGGCATTTATGCCAGAAGTCGTACTGCATTCCGGTCGGAAAGTCACAGGCGTCAAGGCTGCGCTGTTGCTCACAGTCACAGCACCGTTGTGGATGCTTGGCATTCTGACGGGCGCGTATCGAAAGAAATCATGAAAAAGAAAGCCAAGTTTGCAAAGAAAGACACCGTGAAATGCCCTGACTGCGGCCGTTCCTACAAAATAGGAGCGCCGCACATGATGTTCTGTCCGGCGCACACATGCGACGAATGCGGCGGCAGCCGCAACGATGTAATTCCCGTGTACGATTCGCGGGTCAAGCCCCCGATACGGTTGTGCGATGATTGTCTCAACGAAAGACTGGACGCGGAAGAAGAGGAGGATGTATGAAATCCAAAGCAACTTTCCTGACATACCTGAGCCTTGGTGAGCATCACACCATGCTCATCCACCCGCCGTGGAACCGCAAGAAACAAAACAATCCGCCGTTCACCAGCGAAAAGCGGGCGGTGAACTTCATCGCCGGGGTCGGTCGCGTGTGGAAGAAGGACGGTTACACCGTCAGGGTGGGCGTCATCCGAATCGATGCCTCGCTACCGCCTTTCGTCGGCGACTGGTCGGCTTTAGAGCAGTATGGGATCAAAGAGGCGAAGCTGTGATCGCGTGCTGCGCAACAAAAGACTGTCCGACCTGCGGCGGGGGCGGCTGGAGTAACGGAGTATGCCCGACTTGTGGGGGAGACGGTTGGGTTTACGACGACGAGGACGACGATGGTCAGAGCACGTAAAGTATTTACGGCACGCGGAGAGGTCGTCCTAACGGAAGCGGGCGACAATTGCTGTTGCGAAAGCGAGGAGATATCCGCCGTTGAAGTTGATGTACCCTATGGCACCTGCTGCGACATCTGTGGCGAGGAAATCCCAGACGACGAGGAAATTGAGGACGAAGAGTGACCATGGTTTACCTTCAAGATTTGCACAACGGATTCAGCCGCCTGATGGCGGACTCGGAGCAGGAACTACGACGGTATGTCAAGTCGCAGAAAATCCCGATGTCGTGGATTCAATACCCCAAAACGTGGTATGTTCATTGTGATGTGACTGAGAGCGCAGAGCAGAGGATCAAGAAAGACGCCAGCGTGAAGAAAGTCACTCCGGATGAGATGAGCGCCCTGCTGGCTCAATGGAAGGAAAACCGTGAAGCTAGACATGAATTACGGTGAAAACGTCACCGAGCAATTCCAGCGCGAGCGGTTAGCCGAGTTGCTTGCTCAGTGCACGGATGAGCAGCGGCGCATCTTCAATCTCATGTATCCAAACGGGGTGGGCCGGGAACGGCTGCCTTGGGCGCTTACGCAATGCAACAATTCCGTTCAGAAGAATCGCGAGTCAAAAAATGAAACGTCTGGTTAAGCTCATAGCCTTCTTTTTGATTCTTGTGGTGCCCCTTTCCGCGGCTCCCAATAAACCCAAGAAGGGGCAAAAACAGATTGATCCGCGGCGTATCGTCGAAATCCAAGAGGTTTTGATCTCCCACGACTTTATGTCCGGCCCGCCGTCCGGCAAGTGGGATGACCAGACGCAGGACGCCCTCCGCAGGATAGCGGACAGCTACGGGTGGCAGACCAAGTTTGTGCCAGATGCGCGGGTGTTGATTTTGTTGGGCCTGAGCAAGGGAAACCCGGCGGTCATCCAAAAGGGCAACAGACTCGACCAACTGATGCGGGGGGAGCCAGAGGACCAATAATATCAGGTCGCCAGCACCAGCGGGTATTAAACAGCAGTGAGGCAAACAGCATGGATGAAGGATGCCTAGAGCAAGTCTTTGACGAAGAGCACTACGCGGAGAACCTGTCAATCTGGAATACCTACGGCTCCGAGTTAGCCGGGGACTTCGGCACGACGCTTTGCGGCAAGCCCGTTGTGTGGGGTTACCGCTGCGAGGAGCACAAGGTCGAACGCAGGTCTGGGAAGGACAGACGTGAGAAGTCCGCGCAAGTTTCATAAAGACCAAGTGGTCTGGGGGCCGATGGGGCTCGGGGTCATCCACCGGAAGTCCACCGGGCGGAACTATCCGGGGTCCGACGTGAAGCTGGACGGGCCTTGGTATTTCATAGGGCAGGGATTTGAAGGCATGTGGACGAACTGGCGGAACATCCGCCGTCTCACCAAGAAGCAAGCGAGGGTCTGATATGTTGATGGCCGTTCCTGAAGAAGAGGCCAAGCTCACCGATGAACGAATCGGAGAGTTGTACCAGAGCAAGTGGACCATTGACAACCTCACTGCCATCCTGATGGACATACATCACGGGGACTTGGGGATAGCTGAAATAACCGCCAGAGTGAAAGCCCAGAAAATCCTCGACTGGCTCCTCAACATCAATCAAATCGACATACCCAAGAAGCATTAGGCCCTTCCAGTATTAGGTACTCATGGATGATAAAACCCGGTTTTGGCAAGAAATAAGCAGCACCGTCATGCTCCGCGGCGAGGACTGGCCACGTATCGTAAGCGGTCTCCCCGGCCGAATAAACGCCGCCGAGGCCCGCCCCCTGCTTCAGTCCGCAGACCAATTGGCCCATTGCGGCTTGAGGGGGGTGGCGCATTTGGCGGGGGTTCCGACCTACGCCACGCCCGATCCCGAGATTGTTCTCGGGCATCTTCCCCCGGATCGCCTCACGGCCGAAAACATCGTCCTCCAGTGGCTCTACCAGTTTTTCATCCTGGAGGCGCTGGCGAAGGTGAACCCCGAGACCCCGGTGGCCGAATGGCCACCGATGTTCCTCGACATGTATGTGCGGGGGCTGCATTTCATGGTCTACATGGCGGCACTGCTTTGCCTGATCGAGGAGCGGATCGTCGTCACGGACGTTCCCTTGGACTGCTTTTGCGAATCCGAAGACATGGTCAAGGCCCGGATCGAGATCGCCGCCGAAAACCTCTGCCGCAAAGCGCAGGATTACGGCGAGAGCTTCCGCAGGCACGGGGTCGTGGGATTGCTGCCCCGGCTGTGGGACAAGATCGCCCGGTATACCCAGCTTGCGTCCCAAGGGGGCATCGTTCCCAACTTTGAGCCCTTGCAGGATTCCGCACGCGACCTGCTCGGCTACAGCCTGATCGCATGGAGCCTCGTGCTTGAAATCCCGGCCGCGAACAACATCAAAAAGGTGGAGATCGAAAGATGAGCGGGGTATATTTACCCAGCGCAGGTTAATCTCACAAGTCTATTTCCCCTTAAAATCTGACTTTTGTCCTCTTCAATGGGGACAAAATATGCAATTGAACACAGAAGATGCCCTTCGCCGTGAAGTTCGGTTTGTTGGGGGTCAAAAAAGGGGCGGATGGGTCTTTCTTTGCCGGGGTTGCGACAAAGAAATGTGGGTCATGTCTTGCTATCTTCGTGATGATCGAACGGGGTTTTGTAGGTCTTGTTGTAGTGCTCAGCATTGCAGAGAACATCTGAGTCGCCGGAAACGCCCCTTCGAATCCTTATATAACAGCGGTCTGGTTCGACGCGCTAAGCTTGATGAGATTTCTGTCTCGCTTACGTATGATGATTTTTTGGAATTCACAAAGATAAACGAGTGTCACTATTGCGGGGGGTTTGTGCTGTGGGTTTCTCATGGAAGACAATCCCCCAATCACGGGTACCATTTGGATCGTAAAAATAGTGATCTAGGGTACGCAAAAGAGAATTTAGTGGTCGCTTGCAAAGTCTGCAATATCATCAAAAACAACCACCTTTCCTATGAAGAAATGCGACAGTTGGGGCCGCATCTGCGTGCTATCCGTTGCAATAGAGAGGGACAAAAATGGCAATAACACTGACCCAAGGCAAAACACTCACCGCAGGTGACTTGGCGATCCTCGTTCGTGACGCTCAGGGAGCCCTCCTTGATCCACAGAACATCACCTACAGTATTTTCCAGATCAGCCAGTCCATCCCTGTGAAACCGACTCAAGCCTATGAATATGATCTTTTGCAGCCGGTCAACATGCAAGGCGGCCCGCCGCTGCCACCCGAGGGGCTGGCGCTGGTTGGGCAGCCCAACTGTATTCCGAAGCGAGCCTCGCAAGGAGTGTACTGGGTCAACATTACCGTCCCGACAACTTGGAGCGGCATCTTCCGGCTCACATGGTACCTCCAGCAGTACCCAGCTTCCCCGGTCAATCAGGTGTTCGAGGACTTCGTGGTTCAGGCGGTTGATCCCGCCGACCCGGCATTCGAGGCCCCGTCGATGATCGTGGGCAAGACCCTGAGCATCGCCAGCGCCCAGACCTCGCCCGATATGTACGCCAAGGCGATCCGCTACGTCCGCAAGTTGCTCCGCGACGACAATCCCGACCGCAACTATCATTTCCGCCCGCCGACGCCCGGCCGCGTGGTCGCAGGGTACAGCACCCGCGTTGGATTCATCTGGACGGACGAGGACATCCTCATCAACCTCGACATCAGCATCGGCAAGCTCAACACATGGAACCCCATGAACTACACGGGTTGGACGCTCGATTCGATCCCCATGGACTGGGGCAAGTGCGCAGCAATCGGCGCTGCGGCGTTTTGCTTGCTCGGCGAGTCCGCTCGCTGGACGGCCGACGAGTTCAGCTACAGCCTGAACGGCGTGTCACTCGACATCAACAAGTCCGGCATGTACCACACGCTCGGCTCGACATACGACCAGCAGTTCAACACATGGGCTCCGCTTTTGACGGCGAACCGCCCGTACAGCGCAGGTCTTCGCCAGCAGCGTTGGTTGCTCGGATAGTGACTTAAAAATCTAACTTCCGCAGTATTAAGTAGCGGAGGTTCTGATGTTCGTCTATCTGATTGTCAACGATGTGAACTGGAAGATTTATGTTGGAAAAACTACCCGTTCTAATTTGGTGCAATATCTTCAACAGAAATTTTCTGAGGCACACAAGCACATAAGTCTACGTTCCCATCTCTATGCCGCCATCCGCAAATACGGTCGTGGGCATTTCCACATCTACCCGCTCTTTCGGGGGCAAACCAATGAGGAAATCTGCGAGCACGAAAGGCTGCTCATCAAAGTCCTCAAGACTCGGCATCCCAATATCGGCTACAACATCTGCCGAGGTGGAGAGGGGTTCACCGGGCCACATTCTGAGGAAGCCAAGAAAAAGAACGCCGCTGCTTCTCGTCGTATGTGGCAGCGTCCCGAAATTCGGGAAAATTTTAGCGCCAAAATGAAAGGACATACCACAACACTTGAAACCGTAGAAAAAATCAAAGCCGCCCGCGCCACTCAAGACGAATCCAGTCGAGTTGAAGGTTGCCGGAAATGGGTGGAGTCGCATAAACAGGAAGCATCCGCACGTCTATCCCACGAAGCCCATGTGCTGGGCGGTAAAGCCGGGTCTAGGGAGAACAAGCAAAAAGCTGGACGATTGGGCGGAAAGAGCCCCATACCTCGGCATGTGCGTTGGCATGTCAACCGAAAACAAACGAACCCAGAGTGCCCTCTTTGCAGTTATTTAGCTGACTAGCGATTTACTCTTTAGAGGAGAAATATGAGGAAATGCGTGCAGCTTCAGCCCGGCGAGATGACGCCAGAAAGAGTGCACGGTGGGACTTGGTTCTTGCTCACGGACGGGTCGTGGTTCGGCGTTGACGACTTCAATCAGGAGCACGACAGCGTCTCCTTGCGGCTGCCCATCAAGGAAGGGGCCATACGGGTAGCGGGTCCAACGGCCTTCGAGATCGTGAAGAGTCCCACGGATCAGCAGCGGGCGGAAATAGCCCGCATGTATCGCATCAGCAAGGAAGGAATGGTCTGGGATTTGCATCCCGATTGGGGTGTGGCTCAACACGGGAGTGGCACGCTCAGCCAGTTTCTAAAGGTGGTGGACAAAGCCCCTTGGATGAAGAGAGGCGCAAGCCTTCTCGCCGCCGTATGGAGCGGCGGCGTGGACACCGCCCAAGAGGAGCCTGTGCGAGCCATCGCCCTGCGGTACGGCTACAAGCCGGACGAAAGCGTGCCGGGCATGTTTCATAAGGGATTGGATTCCGTCGTTGTCCGCAACGATGGCAAATGGTCACACAGTTCGCTGGATTATGGCACCGAAAAGGGACAAGGAGCAGATGCTTTAGACTGCCATTTGGATACCACGGAAGGCGAGTCCGCCCCGAGAACGCCCGCGATCATAAAACAGGAACCCGGCATATTCGCTCCCGAGCGGGGCGTTCCGGTCACATCCAACCTGCTCAAGAAAGCCGACGTGCCGCAGCTTCAGGAGCTTGACGCTCCGGTCGCCAAGGAATACGACGCCGTCCGCTGGGTCTACCAGCAGTATCTTGACAACCGCATCCAGTCGCTTTCATGGCAAGACTTCCAGAAGAAGTTCCAGCAGTTCGCCCAGAAGTACCCCAAGGTGTGGATGGACGTGCGGCAGAACCGCCCGCATATCACAACTGCGGACATGGAACGCTGGATGGACGAGTACAAGCCGCAGGAGCAGAGCTACGAACTTGAGCACGCTACGTACCACGATCCCGAAACTTCCTACCGGGACGCCGAGCAGCTTGTGCTGAGGATCAACCAAAGCGCCGACGCCTCGCGCATCTTGGCCCAAGACCCCCTCCTTGCGCAATACGTGGACATGGTTGGCCAGTCCAGCGAAATGAGCGGGCACCCAGCCGCCAAAAAGACCGTGGGCTGGCTGCGGGTGGACTTTGTGGACGAGGACTGGCTGCTGGTGGACGAGGTGCAGTCCGATCTCGTCAATTCCGTCTCGCAAGCGAAGCTCATCCTCGAAGCCGACAGCTTCGACGACTTCATGGCAAGCCTCCGCAGCGATAAGATGCGTGAGATGGTAGCGGAGAAGGGCATCAACGCCGCGACGTTCCGGCAAGCCAAAGCCCAAATGCTTCAGCACGGCTACAACCTTGACAGCCTTGAAGAAATCAAGCGAAAGCTTATCCACCTGTTCGAGAACTGGGCGGAGTACGGCATCGCCAGCCTCATTGAGCTTGCTCGCAGGCACGGCATCAAGAACGTGGCGATCCACACCGCGGAAACCATCTCGACTAGGGACGAAGCAGTCGAGGGCGAGAAAGTCCACATGTACTACGACCGCCTCGCAAAGTCGTTCGGCTTCAGGAAGCAGCAGGTGGACGTGGGCGACCTTCGGGGCAACTTCTGGGTCCGCACGGCGGCAAGGAAAAAGAAAGCCGCCAAGCTCTATCCTGCGACTGACGAATGGATCAACCGGGCCAAGAATTTCCTGAAGGAGAAATGGGCAGAGCGTCATCTTGAACTCGGGCGCGAAGGCGAGCCGATGGACATGAAAGGCGCATGCAAGTTCGCCTCCCTGTTCGCCCAAGCTCTGTTCGGCGGGCAGATCAGGGGCAATCCAGACCACCAGCTTCTCAAGACGCCGGATCGCATCATTGACCTGACCGACCTGTGGGATCAAGAGACGTTCTACCACGACAAGGACTTCTTTGGAAACCCTGCGCACATCGAATCTATGATTTCGTGCGAGCCTCGGGTATGGCAATGGGTGAAAGAATTCAACCAGCGGTACAATATCGACAAGATCGCGGGATTCAGCAAGAAGGCCGACACGGATATCCTTGTCGGGGACGACGAAAGCAGTGCCTACGGAAACGTCATTCCAATAAAGGAACTGGACAGGTGGGCCGCCGAGTATTTGCCGGGCGTAACACGCGGGATCGCAAAGCTCGTTCGCCTGTTGAAGGACCACAAGAAAATAGCCACATTGGAGGGGATAGAGGTCGGCAAGGAAAAGCGGGGTCAAGGCTTGGGTAAGACACTGCTTTATGATTTCATAGCCGAAGCCAAGACTCTTGGTGCCACCGCGATTGTAGCCATAGTTGACACAGCCGGGAAACAGCGCGAGGGCTTCGACCTGATCGGCTGGTATAAAGGGCAGGGGTTCAAGCTGGTGCCGATCTCAGGTGCAGTATTCCCAGTAATGATCCGCGACCTGACTTCCAAATCTCCGAAGACACCTACGGAAAAAGCACGCTCCGATTCCCGACAGACTAGCATGCTTGGAAAGCCCCACGAAGACGAACTTCAGGACACATATGCGAAGCCTAAGACTTCGTTCCGGACATCGCTATTGCGGGATGAAGCAGAAAAGGGCACATAAGCGGGGGTTGTCAACAACTGTTTTGAGGAACTATCCCTTTAAGCACACACTTAGGGTTTTCAATTAAGATTGTCCAATTCGTCTTGCAATTTGTTCAAGTATTCGCGCTCTGGGCAGGGCTTGAAACCTATTGGAGCGTCGAGGAAACCCGGACAATTGAGTTCTTTTCTTGCTTCATTGATTGCTTTTTGCAGTTCATCGCGTTCCCGTCTCTTGGGGTCTATCTGTGGGGAACGTATTCCTCGGGCTTGTTCCGCTTGGATTGCAGCGTCTTCACGGGCAGCTTTTTCGGGACTTACGTGGAAAATCCAAAGTGTCAAGGCCGTGCCGATTACTAAGAAACTTAGAGAGATTAGGGCTGCCTTGGTTCCGGTCATTTTCTCCTCCCACCCACAGTATACAGCGGTTGGGGGTATTTTAGCTAGTCCTCAACTCCTTAAAATTCAACGTCTTATATTGACAACCGTCCTCAAAAACCTGATTTTGCGGTATTTATATAGAGAAGCTATGTCCCAACCAAAAATATCTTGCGTTTACGCCATCCAAAACACCGTCACAGGAAAGTCTTATGTCGGAAGCACGAAGGATGCGGTTAAGCGCTGGCACGCCCATAAAAAGCAACTGCGCAGGGGAATCAATCATTCAATAAAACTGCAACGCTCATGGAACAAGCATGGAGCGACGGTATGGAAATGGGTTGTGTTGGAGGAATGCCCAGAGAATCAACTGCTTGTTCGTGAGCAGCACTACCTCGATCTGTTTGACTCTTACCGCAACGGTTACAATTCAAGCCCAACAGCATCTTCCCCAAACAAGGGAAACCGTGCATCGGTAGAGACGCGAGAAAAACTACGTCAATCACACCTTGGACAATTATGGATTAGCCACCCAGAACTTGGAATGAAGAAGGTTCGGGAATCTGAAATACCCGTTTACTTGGATAGGGGCTGGGTGCGTGGACGGATAGATAGGATCGGCATACCGCCTTGGAATAAAGATGTGCCTGTGCCGAGAAAAACACGCCAACAAATATCCTTCACGCTCAAGCATAAGCGCCTACGATGGATGCATCATCCCCAGTTGGGAATGAAGCTCGTGCCAGAACGTGAAACGGAAGAGAAAATTAGGGCGGGATGGGTTGCCGGAAAGCCCGGCGTTTTGCATACAGTCGCATCAAAGGAAAAAATACGGCGGGCAATGGTGGGGACGTGGGCAACTCGCAGGAAATCGAATGGTCACTAATCTTCAAATTTTGAATAGCTCGTACGTCGGATCGCGGGATTTATGGTGGTTAGACGATCCTGAAGCTGCCAAAGGTTACTCAATCTACCGGGCGTTCGACTACCCGGCGAACTGGACGAAGATCAGCGCCGTCCCCGTAGGCGGGCACTTCTACCGCGACATGACCTCGCTGGTCGAGGTCGTCTACGGCATACAGGATTCGGACTGGATCGAGCGCGGCGAGCTTGGGCGCTGGGTATTCCGCATCCCCGATCCCCCGTTCTCCCGTGCGGTGCAGGGACGCCCCGTGGTTAGCAACGATCCCGCGGATGTGCTTGTTACCACCTCCGTCTCGGGGAACTTTGATGACGCCCAGACTTTCCGCCCGGCAAAGGTGGACGGCTTCGACCGTACGATTTGGCTGAAGATGGACAACACCCTTCCGGAAGGCGGAGCGGTGAGTGCTTTCCCGCTCGCAAGCAACGGCGTGGTGTGGCAGGGCGACTGGTCTGGCATCGCGGCGTTCAAGGCCACCTACTACAAGATCAGCAACCTCGTGGATATCTACACGGAATTGAACCGCACGTACTACACCGTCGTGCCCATCGGCAAGGACGGGCGCGAGACGCACGCCCCCGGCGCTCGGGACAGTGTGATCAAGAACACACAGGAAGTTGATCAGATAAGCTGGGAATTCCAAGAGATGGTCAACCGCAACCAGTGGGTCTTCGAGGAAGTCGGCGAGCCAGCCTACGTGCTGTTCCGCAAGTGGCGCGGCGAGCCCTGCGGATGCACTACGGGTTTGACACAAGGCAAGACCGGGTGCCGTACATGCTTCGAGACGGGCTTCGTCGGCGGGTACATCGGCCCGTACGACCTCCTGTTCGTGCCACCTGACTCGGCGATCATGAGGGAATTGAACGAAGGCGGCATCAAGACGACCCGCGACAGCCGGAGCTTTTTGACCCGCACGCCCATCGTGCAGAACGGCGACCTCATCGTCCGGCGCAACGGCGACCGGAACGTCATCAGCAATATGGTTTACAAGATGCCCCGCGGCGTCATACTCCAGCAGGACTTCACGGTGAGCTTGCTTTCGCCGGGCGACACCCGCTACCTGATCCCGCTGAACACCTCGCTTCCGACGATATTCAACCCCGTCGTGAGGCCCGATCCCCTTGACGGGCGGGGCGGGGGAGAGCCTATTTACGATCCGCGCACCGTGCCGGGCAAGGACTTCGAAAATGTCAATCCACAGATCGGGCGGACAGTCACGTTTGGGAAGATACAGACTTAACGCTCGAACGGTATGAGGGCGATTTCCGCGGCATACTTTTTGCACAGTTCGTCGTCGCAGCAGCGAACATTAGAAGAGGCGATGCCTTCCGCAAGAACCGCCTCAAGCGTGGCTTTGTGCGGGCAGAACAAACAGAACTTTTTCTGCCATTTGGATTTCGGCTGGAATCGTACATCTTGAAGTGTCAGCATTTTCTTTCTCCTAGCTCCCGAGACTCACGTGGTAGTGGGCGTTGTCGTCGGACGTGATGTCTTCGATGAATATATGGTCGCCAAAATCGCGGCTGGCGGCCCAGTTTTCAAGTACATCGAGGAATTCGTCCAAATACAGCCCGGCTTTGCCGACGTGGTGCAACGTGCCGTAGTTGTGGTAGGGAAAGTCAACCCAGTATTCCGGCGCTGTTGGGAAGCATGTGGGCCTCCGCTGCCCCAATGACCTACGCATCTTGCTCATTTTCCTATTCTACCCGAAAACCTGACTATTGCAACCACTTAAGAGAGGCACCACTATGGCTTTTGACCTTAAAGAAACAGCAGATGAACTGGTGAAAACGGCCCGAGTTCTCGATGAATCTGATACGCCGAACTCGAACCCAGACCTTCAGGCGATAGTTGGAGACCCTGATGATTCAAGAATTAGTACCTATGTTCAATTTGCTCCCAACCCCGGCAACACACAGCTTCCCAACCCCCTCTCCCCACTGGAAGGTGACGAGATTTTCTTCGCCTACATGATCCCCGGCGCTGCTTTCCAAGCTCGCGACGGCAGCCAATGGAACATCCTCGACTACCCATGGCAGGGATATATCCAGATCGAGAACCGTTGGTATCCGCGTCTCGGCGGACGGGTCGGCATAAACGATATCCGCCGTTCCATCGAGCAGTGGATCGAGCCTATTCAGCAGTACGTTCCCGCTCCTCCACCGGGCGTTGACTATGGCGCTCTGCTTGTCAAGATCACAGATGGCCCGACCAATTATGGCCGCCCGGACGAACTCAGCAAGGGCGAAGCAGGACGCACTTCGGACGTACCTAGCGGCTGGTAAGGGGGTCGCATGATCGACCTCACTGGGGCTAATCTAGTCGCCTACTTGTTGCGGGTGATCCGTGACATCGTAGAACGAAATCCCCGCTTCAAAAATACTCTCGGCGCTGTGACGTTTCCCGCGAACACCATCATCGCATGGAAAGACGTGTGGATTTCTATCCGCAACGTGACTACTTCAGGCACCCGTCTGTCTCCCGACTACTTCATGTGCACACAGCAGGGGCGCGCGATCCTCGCCAAAGTCAGCGACAAGCCCGGCCAGCTTATCGAGTGGGTGCGCGAGACCGACAAGACCCGCCAGACGCCCGCCGCTGGCGTGTACTATTTGAACGTCGATTACTTCAACGAGCAAACCAACGACATTGGGCTCACCTGCCAGTACTTCAGGTGGGAAGAGGGAAAGATCGTGAATGCCGTGGGTTCGCAGGTGTTCTTCCGCCCCGGCATTGACACGAGTCTAATCTCCATGTGGGATCAGGAAACGGGCAACCAAATCCAGTTTGTTGGTTTCAACCAAACGAACGGGGCGTTCGCTAATCTTCTTACTCCAGTCAACGAACTGAGGTGCACGTGGACTGCAAGCGCGGAAAGCCTCCAGCCGCTCGTAGACTATTGGTACGAGCGCCAGCAGACCACGACGATCTGCCAGCAAACCCTCGGTGGCTCCGAATTGGTCAGCATCCCGACGAATCTCGGGTTCACCGTCACAGATCAAGACGGCTACATGCTGCGTCCAAACCTTGACTACACGATGTACGGCAGCAATTTCATCCAGCTTGCCACATGGTCACCCTCGGGTTCCACTCTGTACTGTAACGCCATGGTGAAGCTCAATCCCATGACGACTTCCGGCACCAACCCCGAGAACATCCTCCAGATCGGGCTCCAGTCGGACGAGATATTGGCCCCCGGCCAAGTCTTCATCCACACGACGGCAGGGGATTTCCCCAACTTGACGGCGGAGCCCAACGGGACCATCGTCCTGCCTCAGCTTCTTCAGCCGGGGGAATACTGCCACTGGGAGGTCAGGATCGAGACCCCGCAGGCCAAGGCCAGCGCCAAGAAATGGGAACTCAACAGCCTGATTGTCGTCGATCCCAACACGATCCAGTTTAAGCGGCCCCCAGCCGCACAGGGAGAGCCCCAGCCAGCCCCAATTCAGGTCTCCGTGGGTAATCCCTTGCTCGCCAACGGACAGCAGCAGTACTTTCTGCCGGGGCTTGTTTTGGCCATCGGGGATCAAGTCATCGTCGGGGATCAAGCGGCGATAGTGGTAAGTCCAACAATTACAGAGACTTATGAGGTATTTGGCTCCAAGGAGAACATCAGCTTCACCCTTGAGGTCAAGTCCAACGACCTCCAGACCTCCTCCGACCTGAGCGAGATGCTCAAGCAGCAGCTTTTGATCCTCGGGCGAGAGAACTGCGAGGCGGACGGTCTGACGGTCTTCGAGGCTACCCGCGACTTCCAAGGCGTGGCGCGTGATCCGTCAGCCACCGCCCCGAGCTACATCTACACGGTCAGCGTCACGGCAAGCGCCGATTGGAAGGTGTACGTGCCGCTCGTGACCCGCATGGTGCGGTACGAAATCACCGATACCCTGTCAAATCCCGACTTTCAGGGTAAATTACAGATGGCAAATCGGATGCAGGCTCTAGGGGCCACATCCTTCATTCCATCGTACAAATAGCCGGAAAGGGCGCATGCCAACATACGATTACAAATGCGATAGCTGCGGCGTGGTTCAGGAATTCGTCCAATCTATCCACAAGCCCTTGCCGGAAAGCCTGCCGTGCCCGAGGTGCGGGGAGGACTCTTTCCATGTCTTTCTGATCGCTCCGGGCGTCCTGACCGCCAACATGGACCACAAGACAATAGATGTGGCGATTGGCAAGGACGCCGAGGCCCGGTGGGAAAAGGTCAATGAACGGAAGGCTCGGCGAGACAAGATTCGACGGGAGAGCGGCAAAACGGGCATTACGGCGGTCGCCGTAGGCGAGTACGTGGCGACCGACAAAAAGCTCGTTTCGGTCCAAACTCCTGAGCCGAAGGAAGATTAACACTAGAAAATTTGGACTTTTATGTCCCTAGATGAAGTCCATTTTTAAGAGGGAAACCCATGGCACTGTTTACCAGTTACGCTCCTCCGGGCGTCTATACAACCGAAATCTTCAATCCGCAGGCCTCGGCCGCGATCGGTACTTCCCGCATCCCGGTAATCATCGGTGAGGGACAGCAGTTCTTTAGCTTCCCGAACGTCGAACTGTTCCGTGGCTCCTCCTCGGTGCAGGACGACCAAGCGGTGGACGAGAATATCTCGAATCAGGTCTCTGGCTTTACCCGCAGCTTCAAGACCACCTACTACCCGGTAACGGATGGAACGGGCAAGGGCGTCGTCACCAACGATCCGAGCAAGGTTCAGGTCGAAGCCGTCGATACGGACGGCAACGTGCTCCCTGTCACTGTGATCTCCTTGGTTGGCGCGACAGGCGTCTTCTCCACGCAGGAAATCATCCCCTCTGGCTGGACGCTTGAGATCACCTACAACTTCAAGCGCGGCGATACGCTCATCACGAACGAAGACGATACCTTCCAAATTCCGAAGTATGCGACCCTAACTGTCAGTGACACGTCGGTAAGCCCGCCGAAGACTGGCTCTGTGGTGCTGAGTCTCACGAATCCGGGAGCCGCTGGCAACTTTGTCACGCTCCAGTTGGTAGCGGGTCTGGCCGTTCCCGCCGCGCAAGCTGTGACTGGCGCTGGCACTGACGCGATCGTCATCAACATCACCGGAGTTTCTGCCACTCGTACCTTGGCGGACCTCGCGACCCTCGTGAACACCACGAGTATTCCGACTCTCGATGGTGGATACCTGATTGTGGCGTCTTCTTCAGGCGACCAGACGACTCCCTTGGTTGCAACAGCCGCTTTGCCTTTCGCAGGCGGTTTGGGCAACAACAGCAACACGGTGTTCAAAGTTGGCTTGACGGCAGCAGTTGCCAACCAGCCGGGTTTGGACTTGCAAGCCGGGAACTACATCGTGGACGGCACCAACGGCGGCGTGATCACGACCAATCCCGCCCTTGTCACAGCCGAAGTGAATGGGGTATCAGTACCCGTTTCCGCAGTCAACGGGCAAGCAGGTCTTGTCACCTTGGCATCTCCGGTGGCATACGGCTCGACCTTGACCTTCACGTACTACACCAACACTTGGCAGAACACGTTCGACCTGCTTCCGGCGTCAAACATCGCCTCTGTCGTGAGCGTCGGGCTTGGCCCGAACCGCAGCGACTACATCCAGAATGTGGACTTCGCCCTTGGTGTGGATGCGGACGGCAACGGCACAATCAACTGGGGCAACTCAGTCAGTGAAGCCATTGGCGTGTCCGCCGCAGGCGAGCTTGCGAACTTTGACCAGACCGATGTGACTACTTCCCTCGTAGACGAGTGGGTATTCCTCCGTCCGTGTTCCGGTGTAGTCAACAGCAGAAACACAGCCTTCACTCTTGAAGATGTACCAACGGATGGCAGCGGGCTCGGTCGTCCAACGGAAAATCCCCTGCTTGTTTATGTCTATATAGGCTCCGATCCGCTCGAAGCATACCTCGCTGGCCCAGTGAAGGTAGCGGGGCTGAGCGGCCAGAAAGTCACCCTGTATAACCCTCCGGCTCCATCGAGCAGCACTACCATCGAGCCACTTGAGGCTGTGGGCGTGTGGGCATCCTACTACCGCAACACCTTGGAGACGCACCAGTACTCCGTGCAGGTCGTGACCCCCGGCTACAGCGGGCACGGCACATACATCATCCAAGACGAACTTGACCGTGTGGCTCCTCTCGTGACCTTCACGAGCGGCACAGTCGCCGCTAGCGCAGGTTTTGCAGCGAGCGGTGTAATCTATCCGTTCGGTCAGCTTGACGCACAAGCCCAAGCTGGCGCTGCGGTGGACGAGAATGTCACCCTAACATTCAACCATGACGGTCTAGCCACAATTACCGCCGCCGTGCAAGCGAGCTTGACAACCACATTTGGTTCGACTGGCTCCATAACATTTTCAACGATGATTCCGGGCATCAACGGCAACAAGGTCAAGATCGCTCTTGATGCGGCATCAACAAACTCGGTCCCCGTGACTGTCAATGGCGATTTGGTCACCATCTACGCCAATTGGACTGGCACGTTGGAGAACCTGACCCAGATCGCAGCCCATTTCCCGTCCGCTGAAACACAGAATGGCGGTCAGATCACAACTTCGGCTGTGACTGTCGGCACGGCTGTTATTACAACGGCGGCTCAGAGCTTGGGCAGCGGTGCGGACGCAATTACGGCTCCCGTGACCCACAGCTACACCGTAAGTTCCAGCCTTGGGCCAAACGCTGGCTCGGGCAGTGGGAGCAGCAACATCGGCTACATCAACCAGACCTACGAGGACGTTGTGACAGGATTCCGCGTCACAATCCTTGACGCGTCTGGCACTTCCTTGAGCCTCTATGGCAATCCGGCGATTCCGTCAGCTTACGCTTTCACGAATGGCGACATTCTTCGCTACAACGTCAAGGCAGGCGCTAATGCTGCTGTCCGCTACTGCGGCACGCCCGGAACGCTTCCGGCACAGGCGAACAACCTTGTTGCGATCCCCGGATTGCACACCACGGTCATTTCAACCTACAATTCGACCGCAGGCGACACGGTGGTCGTCAGCACGTTCCGCGGCTCCGGCGCTGGCCCATCAGTCGGCACGTTCTACTACGTGACCTTCACGACCAACAAGACCGCCGCAGACTACGCCCTGAAGATTTTCACCAACCCGTCCGACGCCTACGCCCAGTATGGGCAGCCCAGCACGGTCAACCGCCTGTCCCTCGGCATCAGCCTGATGTCACAGAACGGCGTGCAGACCTTCGGCGCGATCCAAGTCCCAGTGCAGCCCGGCACGAACTACGCCTCCTCCTCGGACTACACCTCCGCCCTCCAGCAACTCACGAAGAACATACCGGGCCTCAACCATAAGGTGAATGTGGTCGTGCCCCTGAGCAACGACCCCACGGTGCACCAAGCACTGAGCCGCCAGCTTATCACTCAAGCTGGAGCCCGCTACAAGGGCGAAGCAATCGGCTTTGTGGGTTACTCTCAATTCACGACCGCTGCTCAAGCTTCGGCAAACGCTGTTGCATTGAAGAACAGCCGTATGGTCGCCATCGGCAACGCAGCCGCGGGCATCCTCATCACCAACCTGACGACTGGCGTAGCAGTTGAGTACCCGGTTGACGGCACCTTCATGGCAGCCGCCATGGCAGGTTTGAACTGCAACCCGTCGAACGACGTGGCGACGACTCTTACCCTCCAGAACTTGGTCGGGTTCAGCCGCCTGCTCATCACCTACGACGACCCGACGATGGACAACATGGCAGCCAACGGCTTGACCCTGTTGCTCAACAACAGCGGGGCGCTCCAGATTCGCCACTACAAGACGACCGACCCGGCGAACGACCTGACGAGCGAGCCGACCTCGGTGACAATCACCGACTACGTGGCCCAGCAGTTCCGCCTTGACTTGCAGCAATTCATTGGTCGCAAGCTGGTGGACAGCCTTGTGACGGACATTCAGGTGGTTTGCAACGCACGCCTGAAGTCGCTCGTGGACAACGTTATCCTCAGCGGGTACGAGAACCTCAGTGTTGTCGTGAACCCGCAAGACCCGACCGAAGTTGACGTGACGGTCACGTTCAAGCCGATCTTCAGCTTGCTCTACGCCAGTGTCACCTTCGTCGTGCAGACGAGTTTGTAATCCAGAGGGGCGGGCAACTGCTTCTTGGTGGGACTAAAAATTTAGTAGTGGCGGCGGGGGTGGGATTTGAACCCACAAAACCGTCGCGGGTTAGCCTCCGATTTTGAGTCGGGCGCATTGCCGGGTTCTGCCACCCCGCCACCTACTAAGGCACTTAAGAAGCAGGTTTAATAAGGGGCCAAGGATGAAGGTTCAAGCTGTCGTAACTCAAGCGAACGGCGTCATCAGCATGACGATCCAATGCCTGTTCGTCGGCGATATGACGGACAGCACGGACAAGGCGCGAATCGCTGCGTTCGGCGATCCGGAAATCAACATCGCTGGCTCGTTCACCGACCCGAACACCCCGGCGTTCACTTTCCAGTTCCCGACGACCCAGCTTTATGTTGGGATCACGACGCAGCTTAGCTCCCAAGTGGCGCGGTTCATGCTGGCTCTGCCTATGGCGCAGAATCCAAATCAGCCAGCGCCGATCCAAGGGCCGATGGATTGCATCACGACCGACCCGAGCGAGGCCGCAGTCGCTTGGTTCAGCATCATGGTTACAAACATTAAACAGGTGATGCTGGCTCTGCGTACTCAAACTCTGGTTCCAGTTATTGGTCCGGTGACAGTCTAATGATGAAATTCACAGCACGCCGCCAGCAAGCCAAGAAGGCAACGATCAAGGCCTCCAAGCAGACTGTCGAGGACGCGCTTCAATACGCCCAGACGCTATCCGAGTATTGGAAGGCGGAAAACGAGAACGATCCCCGGCTGGAGCAGCTTCAAGGCTCCATAGATTTCCTGTCGGCGATTTTGAACAAGAACCCGCAGGAGATGGCGCAGGACGGCGTGAGTACCGTCGAGGAGTACTTCGACGATGCGGTCAAGCCGGATGTGGCCAACAGGATCAAACAAGAGGTAGACATGATTGCAAAATGGCGCAGGGAGTCACGTCCCCAAAAATCAGAAGTGCAGCAGAACGTCCCGGTCGGCCAGCCAGCCGCAGTTCGGACTCCGGCGACGATGTCCGCGCCCATGGCGTCGGCGAAAAAGAAGGCCGACGGCGGCGCGGCATTTTCCACGGATCGCGACGAGAAGGGCGTAGCCAAGGCACCCGAGAAGGTAGAAGTACTCCGCTTGGCAGCCAAGGACAAGAAGGCGCAGAAGCCAGTTGCCGCTCCCGCTCCAGTAGCACCAGTCGCCGCTCCCGCTCCGATCCCGGAGAACGGTACATTCGATATTAAGACCCTCAGCACCGAGGCTCTCGCCAAGGCGATCAAGGCTTTGGTCAGCATCAAGGAATTTGAGGAAGACAAGTCCGCTCAGGCCCTTATTGAGCAGATGGCAGAAGAGTTGAAGACCCGTCCAATCGAGCAGGAAGAGCCCAAGGCGGCTCCCGCAGGCGCAGTAGCGCCAGTAGCGGCACCTGTTCCGGCCCCGATCCCCGCACCCGTGGCGTCAGCCAAGAAGAAAGCCACTGACAACCCCGCCCAAGCGCAAGTGAGCCTCGGCGGCTTGGCGACTGCCGCTCCGGAAGAGGAGCCTGTCGTTGCATCCACAGAAAAAGTTGCTGTTACGCCTCCGGGCATCAGCGAGGAACTGATGCATAAGCTCAAGAAGCAATACCCCGGCGAGAAGGACAAGGCCTATGCTACGGCATGGAAGATTCACAACGAGAAAGAAGGCAGCCTGAAGGAAGTGTTTGCTGCGCTCGACAAGATCGCCAATGCACAAGGCGGCTCATGGTTTATCGGCGGCGGTAAGCCAATCGAAGTGACCGAAGACGGCGGGCGCACCCCGGAAATCGCAGAGGCGCACTCCAAGCTCGACGAGTCCCCGGCAAAGCTGGAACGTCCGGAAACGACTCCCCCGATCAGGCTGAACAAGCAAGCGGCCGACATGACCATCGGCAAGGCGGTCAAGGAGTCCGAGAAGTTCGGTGCGGACTTGAAGCGCATATACCTTGAGGCAAAGCCGCTCACAAACGTGAACGATACCCGCCCGGTGCGCGAGGCGGTAGAGGCAATTTTCCGTGCGGCTGACCTGTTCAACGAGGCTACAAAGGTTCTGAGCAAACAGCAGGCACAGGTGGAATCCGAAGAGGCGGCAGCCAAGATCAAGGCAGAGAACAAAGGCAAGAAGAGTTCGTTCCTCGGTCTGGCCGTGGCGGCTTCGGAGTAATAGCCAAATTGAGTTTGGCGAATATCAGGTTTTAGTACAGAAGACCCCGTAAGGGGCAGAGGAACAGACTATGGCACAAGGCGGCTACGTTTATCAGCAGGGCACGAGCCCCAACACCGAGACCGTTATCTCCAGTCGATTCAAGATTTTCACCGATCTTGTTGATGTGGGACGGTTTATCAAGTTGGGCGTGACCTCGTCATTCACAATCTCAGAAACAAAGACTGTCGATCCTGTTCGCGGCCTCGGCTA